AAACCTGCAAATGCCTCTAAAGCTGATAAAAGCCTAAGGAAAGCTAAAGCAATAAAAGAAGAAAATAACCCTAATTTTAGTAAAAATACTAAATCAATAATTGATTCATTTTTTACTGACGATACACCAACTAAATGATTATTACAATAGCAATATTATCTGCTTTATTAATAGTAAGTTTATTTATAATATGGAATCTTATGAAGAAAAATGAAATTCTTGAAGATTTTATTGCAAAACAAAGCGAGGCTATTGATTATTGTGATAAAAGATTAAAAACAATAGATGATAAAGGATCATTTATTGCCGATGATGAAGTTGGTTGGTTTTTTGAAAAAATTAAGGAAATACAAGAGGCGCTAAATGAATTTCGCCTTCGCTAATTATGGCAAAAAAAAGAGGAAGAAAAAGTAAAAGATTATATTTTACAGAAGATACTGAGCTAGCTATTATAGAATATTTAGCTAGTGAAGATCAAGATGAAAGAAATAAGATTTATAATAGAAGAATACATTATTCATTCTATAAATTAGCAGAAAATCTTATACATACATTTAAATTTTATTACACTGAAGTTGATGACCTTGAAGATTTAAAACACGAGGTCATTTGCTTTCTATTAGAGAAACTCCACTATTTTAAAGTTGGAAGAGGTAAAGCTTTTTCATATTTTAGTATAGTAGGAAAAAATTATCTTATTCTCTATAATAATAAAAATTATGCTAAGAAAAAGAAAAAAGTAGATCCTCTAGATGCTGATCATGATGATACTATTTTAAATAATTTTGAACATAACGAATCATTATCTGTAAAAGTAGAATTTTTAGATATGTACGTTGCCCATGTGGATAATAATCTACACAAATATTTTAAAAAACCGGATGAAGCTAGAGTAGCGGATGCGGTATTAACAATTTTTAGAAATAGAGAACATTTAGAGATTTTTAATAAAAAGGCCATTTATATTTATATTAGGGAATTAACAAAACTAGAAACTCCTATTATAACTAAGGTAGTTAAGAAAATGAGAGATATATTTAATAACTCTTATTCTAGATATCTTGAAGGATAGTATATTTATTAGTATGAGTAATCCACTTGATCAAATACTATTTGATGGAAAATCATCCTCCGATGTATTTAAGGAAATATATACTAATAGTAAGAAAAAAGATAAGCAAATAAATGCTTTAATAGCAGAATTAAAACCCCTAATCCAAAATATAGGGGATGCTCCTGTTGTAGTTCCTCTTATTAAAGAATATTTGGAAATATCAGTAAAAAATGATGAACATCTAATTAAGATGATGGCAGTTATTCAACGTTTAAGTAATAGTGCTGCTACTAATGGGGGGGATTCATTATTAACGGATGAAGAAATGAAACAACTCCAAGCAATAGCTGAAGAAATAGCAAAAGATGAGCATAAGAAATAATAAAAATCAAGGCTCATCTACAGGGGGTGGAAATTCTTCTAAGGCTTTAAAACAAATAAAAAGAGTTGAGGGTCTTATTTTAAAGGACACTGATATTGGATATATTGGTCCTCATAGTATAGGTACTATATTTTTTTCTGATGAAAAATCAGGTGAAATAGCCCAAGATCCTTCTACTTTACCTTTTGCTATCCCTTTAAATAAAAATAATCACACTTACCCTGTAATAGGAGAATTTGTACAAATAACCCAAGGCCCCACACCTGATTATTATCCAGATTTAGGTGGTTCTCCTACATCTAAAGTAAATTATTATAGTCCCTCTATTAGTGTTTATGGTAATGGAAGTAATAACGCAGTACCTAACCAAACAAACGCAGAAGACCACCAATTAGGAACTTATTTTAAAGAAAATGTTAATTTATCTCCTCTAAAACCAGGAGAAGGAGATACTATTATGGAAGGTAAAAATGGCCAAAGAATACGATTTACAACTACTGGCCCCGATGGTACAAATTCCATAAGTAGAAATGCAACAGATGATCCAAACGATGGGAATCCTAGTATAGGACAAAGGGCTATAATTATTAGTTTAGGGAGTGGAGGATCTGAAAATATAACAGCAGATAATGCTTCTATTTATATGTTTGAAAACCATAGCATACCTTTAGATGCAACATCTACTAATGTCGATTCTTTAAATACAACTTACACACCTATAAAAGATCCATTAGAAATAATAACTACCCCAACAGAGAACGTAACCCCTGAACCAATCGCTGAACCACCACAAATCACAGAAATAGATTTTACACCAGATCCTGAAGGAAACGACACAATAACAGAAACTAATACATCCCCTCCACCAAGTACAGTCATTGATGATTCCTTTTCGGACCCTGTATTTGATGCATTAGATGAAGCTATAGCTGAAGGAATACTTACGGAATCTTCAGAGGATTTTATAGTGGGTGGTACTGAATTGGGAGATGAAGAAGCAGAAGAATTAGAAGAAGCAGAAGAAATAGTTAATAACAATGGAGGTAGTCCGGGTAGTGGTGAAGAATACGTTCCTGTAGCAGGTGGTGAAACCCTAATTATTGAGAACCCTTCTCAATATAGAGATTGGAAAAAAAATGGAAATGGAAAGGCAGATTACCCTATAATATTTAAACCTTATCATGGTGACACAGAAGTATTCCTTCAACCATACTCAATATCTAGTTTAATAACAAAATTAAAAAATGACAATATTAATGCTGGGGGATGTAGTAGAAATATTCGACATATGTGTCTACATGTTTCAGCTACCCCTTATAGAAATCAACACGACTTAATTAATGAATTTCTTTATAATAAAAAATGGAAAAAACATGGATACCATATTAGTATAGATGAGGATGGAGGATGTAATTATAATGTTCCTATAAATAAGGTTAGTTATGGTTGTGGGGGAAATGTTTTTGAAAACGGAGGACATAGTGGTATACCAAAAATGAATAATACTAATAGTATTAATATTAGTTGGATAGGAACTGAGAAGGTAGGTTTAACAAGACCTGATTTATCACCAGGCACAACTACAAAGTTAAATATGAATGCTAAGCAAGCATACGCTTATGAAAAACTAGTAAGATATTTTTCAGAAAATTTCCCTAATATTCTAATCCACGGACATAACCAAATCTCAGTCACAGGAGGATATGGAAAATCATGTCCTACTTTCCACACCCCAACATACTTAGATTTATTAGGAATTCCTGGTTCTCAAATAAATAGAAAAGCTATATATGATTTAGATAAACAAGGAATAATAACTTATTTAAATGGTTCTACAAGAGGGGGAAGCATAAAAGCCGTTACATATCAAACAAATAAATATGGAGACTTTACAGCTGATAATCCTAAACTTTTTTCAAATTTTAAAAATGCTTATTATGGAAAAAAGCACAAAAATTCTGCAAAGTATGTATATAAACTCACCCACCCTAATGAACCTATAACCTAATGGCAACAGAATTTATACAAGAAGATTTATATGTAGGTAAACAAATATTAATTGATAGCGATCGATTAGTATTTAATGGGAGAGATGATACTATATTTTCAAGTAATAATCTTTTCTTATTTAAAACCAAGGGTGAATTTCATATAAATGCCAATAATGATACATTCATTAATACACCTAAAATATATATAGGTCCTATGACAGATGGTCAAACCCCAAATATCCCAGCAGTAAAAAGTGATACATTAAAACAACTACTATCAGATTTAATTGGGTCACTTAGAATGTTTTTTACAATAAGTTACCCACAAACATCAGGTTTACAAGGTCCTAATCCAGGTATAAATAAAACCCTAGCACAACAAATAATCAGAGATCTACAAAAAGTAGAATCTAGATTAAATGAAATGGAAAGCGATAAAGTATTTATATCATGATTAATAAAATGTTAAATAATGTTCTTGGTAGAAGTTCTAGAATGCTGTCAGAAAGTAAAGATAAAATAATCTCAGCAGCTAAGAAAATAGCAAATGAAGAAATCAAATCCCAAATTCCCTCACCTGCTGATTTAGAAGTTCAGTTAAAATCACTTCAAACTAATAACACAGAAGGACTATTAAAAGCCGAAAAGGTATATAATAGATTTATTTCTCTTATAGATAGAGCAATAATGAAGTTAGAAGCTACTAAAGCAGAACTTGAAAGTATAAAAATGAAATTAGATGGCATCACAGACAGTCTAAATAGCTTCGATATAGTTATTAATATAGCAAAAGATGCAATATCATTAGCTAGAGGAGTTTTAGCAGGATTTGATGGAGCTTTAGCAGCTTCGTCATCTACTCTTTCAAATGGATTATTAATAAATAGAACAGGAGAAAAGAAAAAGGACTTAAAAGATAATTTAAAAAAAGCAAGAGCCAGTATAGATGGATTCTCTTCTAATACTTCTTTTTTCAATACTGAAATAAATAAGTTAATGAATCCTTTGAATAAAGGAATTGGGAGTTTAGAAACCCAAATCCAAAGATTAAAAGATTTAAAAGCTCAAATAGTAGCAATTTATGAAAAATTCATATTATCACTATCAATAACTGAACTAAATGATGAGGTTAGTGGTGAAGGATTACCTGATGAATTAAATGAAGATGATCTTTCCACAATTTTAAGTGATGAATTAGAAATGGGAAGGGGTCCTAATGGAGATACTAATGGAGATGATGAGTTTGATGATTTCCCAGATGAAAACCCTCCTCCATTTACTTTTAAAAAATTTAACCAATAAAACAAAAATATTCGATATTTATTAAAAACACCAAATTAGTATGAAATTAAGTACATTTGAAAAAGTAATTAGAAAAGTTGTACGTGAAGAAATAGATTACGCTTTAAGACGTGAAATTGCGTTATTAAAGGAAAACTTAACAACAAATAATCCAGTTATAACTGAAGTAAAAAATGAACCCGCTCCTGAAGAATTTAGACAAAAACTTAGAGAGCAATTTACTCCCTCAGCATTCTCACAAGACAGTACATTAAATGGTTTATTAAATGAAACTGCCCAATCATCCCATGAAACCCAACAACCCCAACATAACCCTCACGACCCCGTAAATCAATTTATAAATAAAGATTATAGTCAATTAATGAAGGCAATAGATAAAAAGCAAAATTTTAGACCATAATGGCTATAAGACTCCGTAAACCTATAAAAATAACACCAATTGATGTTGCTGAAAAAACAGCAGTAGGAATTCGCCTACCTTTTAATAAAAAGAAAGCATTTACTTTAGATTATACTACTAGAGATCACGCTAAATCTAAGTTAACAAATATATTATTAACTTCACCGGGGGAAAGACTAAATCAACCATTATTTGGAGTAGGATTAAAAAATAGACTATTTGAACAACAAACTGAAATATCGGGAGATAATCTTAGAGCTATAGTAATCCCTCAAGCGGAACAATATATACCTGAAATAGAAATTAAAAATATATTTTTAAAAGACGGGGGAGTCGCAGGGCACAAATTATTTGTTACAATTAATTATTCATTAATAAATAATGATGAAGAAGATTCAGTGACTTTAAGTTTTACTAATGAAAATTTTAATGATTAACAATGGCATATTCAAGCGCTACATCCGATAACAAAACTATAAATTACCTTAATAAGGATTTCTCTGATTTTAAAGGAGCCCTTATTAACCTAGCAGAAATCTACTACCCAGATACTGTTAATGATTTCTCTGAAGGAAGTCCAGGCACTATGTTTATTGAAATGGCATCCTATATAGGTGATGTATTATCATTCTATACAGATGCTCAAGTTCAAGAAACTTTTCTACAATATGCCCAAGAAAAAGAAAATTTATATGCTTTAGCATATACTTTAGGTTATGTACCTACTATTTCAAATCCGGCATCTGTTGAATTAGAAATATTCCAACAAATTCCCGCTGATAGTAGTGGAAACCCCGACTATAGTTATGCTTTACGTGTTTTAAAAGATTCTTCATTTAAACCTAATAATAATAGTAGTGTATCATATCTTATTCAAAATGATGTAAATTTTGCATTTAGTTCTTCATTTGACACTACTGAACAAACAGTTTATTCTGTTAATGGTACACAACCTGATTATTTTCTTTTAAAGAAAAAAGTCAAAGCAATTAGCGCTGAAATAAAAACAACTACTTTTACAGTTGGGGCAGCTGAAAGATTTAAAACTTTATCATTAGATGATTCTAAAATAATAGGAATTCAATCAATAATAGACTCTGATGGAAATGAATATACGGAAGTCCCCTATCTAGCACAAGAAACAGTATTTGAAGAAGTTCCTAATGTAGAAGCTAATGATCCTACCCTAAAACAATATCAAAATCAAGTCCCTTTCTTATTAAGAACTAAAAAAGTAGCTAAAAGATTTGTTACAAGATTTAAATCTAACCAAAAATTAGAGATCCAATTTGGCGCAGGAGCTACTAGTGGTGATGATACAACTATAATACCAAACCCAGATAATATAGGATTAGGAATTAAAGATGGAAGGTCCTTATTAGATAAAGCATATGATCCTTCTAATTTCCTATTTACTAAATCATATGGTGAAGTCCCATCTAACACAACACTAACCGTAAGATATTTAGTGGGGGGTGGTATAAATTCAAATGCTAATGCTAACATTATAAATAGAACTGGAACAATAACCACAAAACCAACTAAAGGAGGATTAAACTCTGGTATACTTAACACTGCTGTTGATTCAATAGCTTGTAATAACCCCAAACCTGCTATGGGTGGGGGTGGTGGGGATTCAGCACAAGATATAAGATTAAATGCAATTGCAAATTTTTCAGCTCAAAAAAGAACTGTAACAAAAGAAGATTATATTTTTAGAACATTAGCAATGCCCCCACAGTTTGGTAAAGTAGCTAAAGCATACATAGCACAAGATACCCAGATATCTCTTGATACTAATAAAAGAATATCTAACCCTAATGCATTAAATTTATATACCCTAGGATATAATTATGATAGAAAATTAACTACATTATCATATGCCGCTAAGGTTAATTTAGCAACTTACTTAGAACAATATAGAATGTTAACTGACTCTATTAATATTAAAGAAGCATCAGTAATTAATTTTAAAGTAGAATTTGACATCACAGTTAAAGGAGGATATTCAAATGATAGAGTCCTTCTATCATGTATTAGTAGTTTAAGATCACTTTTTAGAATAGATAATTGGCAAATAAATGAACCCATCAATATAGGTGATATAACAGGTAGATTATATAACATAAATGGAGTCCAAACAGTAAATGATTTAACCTTTACTAATTTGTTTGGTGAAAATTCAGGTTATTCAAAATTTAAATATAGCTTTGATACAGCAACCCGAAATAATACGATATATCCTTCATTAGATCCTAGTATTTTTGAATTAAAATACCCTGATACTGATATAATTGGTAGAGTAACAACATAACAATATGGCACATTATTTTATATTCCCAGAGAAAGACACTACTATTTACTCTCACCCTACTAGGGCAGTACTTAACACGGGTATTGATGAAGTTTTAACATTAAGAGATGAGCCTTCATCTACTGATTTAAATTACTACCCTAGTAGAATTTTAATCCAATTTAAACAATCTGAAATAGATGATACTATAAATAATAAAGTTAATGGATCATATTCAGCAAGTTTAAATCTTTACCAAACAGAACATAAAGAATTAAGTATAGATCAGCATTTAGAGGTGTTTGCTATCTCAGGGAGTTGGAATAATGGAACCGGTAGGTTTACTAATACACCCTTAATTTCTGATGGGTGTTCATGGTTATATAGAGATGGGAGTCCAGATGCTATTTCAAATGATGAATTAGGAACTAAATGGGCCACAGAAAATCTTACTAGTGGTGCAACAGCAAGTTTTATAGCAGCCTCCCCTGGAGGTGGAACATGGTACACAGGGCCAGATTATCACGTATCTAGAAGTTATGGTTATGGAGATAATTTAGATTTATCATTTGACGTAACTAAGACTGTTGCAAAATATCTTGATAATGATGTTCCTAATGATGGTTTTTTAATTAAAAGAGCGAACTCACAAGAACACACGGCTATAGATGATGGAGAATTAAATTTTTTCTCCTCAGATACCCACACAATTTTTCCACCATATTTAGACATATCTTGGGATGATTCACTATATGACACAGGCTCAGCAACAGATAATAATATTATTAAAACTGGTGAAACCTATGTTACACTAAGAAATAATAAAGAAAAATTTAGAACCTCAGAAGAATATAAATTTAGATTAAATGTTAGAGAACTTTATCCAACCCGAAAATTTGTAACTTCTTCAAATTTCTTAGATGTTAAATATTTCACAAGCAAATCGTTTTATTCTCTAGTAGATTATGCTACTGAAGATGTATTAATTCCTTTTGGTGAAGAATCTAAACTAAGTGCTGATGCAGAAGGAATGCATTTTAAATTATATATGCAGGGTCTCCAAGAAGAAAGATACTATAAATTATTATTTAAACATGAAAATAATGATGGGATACAAGTTTATGATGATGATTATTATTTTAAAGTAGTTAAAACATAATGGCTTACGGTAATTCAAATACATCAACTAGTACCCCAACCCAGAATAGCGGACCTAGGGGGAATGGAGAAAATGGAGGGAGAGAAATCTATCGAATAGGAGATGTTACTTTTACTGAAGAAATACCCTTAGATGAAGATCTTCTAGAGGATGGATTAGAGGACACACCCCTATCTATTAATGGAGATATTATATTTGAAAAAACTATCTACAGCCAAAAATCATTTAGACAAACAGTAGATACTTCAATTAGTGAATTAAAAACCCAAAGAGAAGAAATAGATATAAGTAAATTTTTCAAACATTATAATAAAGTATTCTTTGATATTCCTAAAGAAGGGGGAGAATCACATACAACCTTAATTACAACAAGTAAAGAATTTATTGAAAATTATATAGACCCTAAAGACAGCATTATTGATACCTTAGAAGAGCAGGTAAAAGATCTTGAATTTGAACTAACAAGACCTGATCAAGTTAAGGAACACCCTATATTTACTAATGGAACCTTAATTAAGGAAAAAGGTGTAGAACATTCTACCCACTTAATGGACCAGGGCTATAGACGACGCGTTGATTGGGATAGTGATATGATAGCTGCGTTAAAAATAGCCAAATATGGTACATCTATTGATATTTCAATTGCAGAAATAACCTCTGAGGGCATAAAATCTATTCCTAAGGGTTATCCTCCTGTAACTATAGATAATTACTCAGAACCTTTTGATCCTGACTTAAATGAAATTAATGGAAGGCTAGCTTATTTAAGATTTACTTATTTAGATGATGATGTTATTGAGGGCACAGATGCAACAGCTTTTAATGCACATCTATATGAAAACAGACAGATTTATTTAGATAGACTAGATCAAGCTATTGGTAATAAACAAATAGTAATTAATTCTATTCTAGAATATTTAAGAGTATATAGACACCAAATTGTAACCCTAATATCCTTAGATCCTGAATATTTTGATTCAACTTATGGAGAAATATTAAACCCAAATGCTATAAGGGCTGGATTAAATCAATTATTAAGATCTGTAAACTATGAAGATAACACAGGAGATGATACTCCAATACAATCCGATACAGGAGGAGGAAATTCAGGAAGATACTAAAAAATCATGGCATTAACATACCAACAAAAACAGGAATTAGATAGACTTGTAAAAAATTTTATACAGGCTAACGATGAAAGAGAAAAACTTATAACCCGGTGGAAAGGTGAAAAGGAGGCCTACGCTATATATAGTAGTCCTGAATTTGACATAGATAATCTAAATAGTGATGGTGAATCTATCGGAATATGGCCCCCACCACCACTTGAAAATAATGAAAATTAAATATGATTATTAATTCAAAATCCATAGAAAAAATAAATCAAAGCGATTTATCCACATCTTCTCCAAAGAACTTATTAAGGAGCTTTGGGAGGGTTAATGACTCCATTGAATTAATAATACATGACCCAAATGGAAGGGTAGTATATAATGATGATAAGTTTAATAGATATACCCCCTATCTTAATCCATCGGATAATTTAATTAGCTCTATTGACATTAATTATGAGCAAGTTTTAAAAGATTTTGGATTCAAAAATGGCCAATATAAATTAACATTTTCATTTCAAAGAAAACTCCTAGTAAAGGGATGGCGTAAACCATTTTTTATTTCTGAAATATCTCCATCAAGAACAGAAATTAGATTTTCTTCTAATGTTTTTGATGAAGATAATTTTAATGGAAGAGTAAATGAATTAGTTGGGATTATTAATTCCTCTGCTTTTATTAAAGAATTAAATTTAAATTTTGGAGGGGGAGATAATATATTAATTACTAACGCCCAATTAAGTGAAAATACAGGCCTTATAAAATTATATAACCCACTTCCATCAAATATAGGTATAAATTCTAATTTTAGGGTATATGAAGAGTTAATAAATCCTTTAGAGATAACAATGGATTTAGGATCCGTTCAACCAACCGACTCATCAATTAATCTTAAGGGCCCTAATTTTAATATAGACTACACTGATAACTACACAGTTCCTTCTGAATTTAGAACTTATGATGATATCCTAAATAAAGGAGCAATAACTTCAAGTTTTAATAATATACAAAATTACTTAAGTGGTAGTATTCCCGTTGATTTAGAATTTGATAACCATAATACCCCATCAGGTTACCATTTTGAAAATTTTATCCACTATAGCTCAGCAACTGAAAGACTTAAAAACTTTAAATATAAATTAGAATTATTAGAATCTTATTCAAGTTCATTAGCAACCTTAACTAATATAACGGGCTCAGTTACTTCATCTAATCCTTTAGTACAAAATAAAATAATATTTAATAGTAAAACTGATAAAATAATTCAAGATTTTGATTATTATGAAAGATATCTTTACTATGAAAAGGGGGATTATGCTTGGCCTAAAACAACCACAGGAAAACCCCACATAAATGCTAAAGTAGACTCAGCTGCTGCTGTAAGTTGGTTTGGAGCACCTATAGATGAATTTGAAAGTGCCTTTTATGGTGGTCAAATGTTAAGTGCCAGTAAATATGATGATTGTAACCCATATTACATAGGAAAAACAATTCCACCTGACATAAAAGACAATTCCCAAAATGAAGCATACGTGTTATTTACTGAAATGGTAGCACAACATTTTGATGGTATTTGGGCTCATATTGATAGTATAACTGACAAATACCAAGCAGATAGTGGTTTAAATGATGGTATTTCAAAAGAATTAGTATTTAATGCTTTAACCGAAAGAGGTATTAGAGCATACTCTCAATTTGAAAATTCATCAATTTATGAGTACTTTTTAGGAGATGATGGCCAAGGAAGTTTCCAATATGAACCAACTGATGGTTCAACTATGATATCTGCTTCAAATGCAGGATCAATTCCTAAAGGTGATATATCAAAAGAAATATGGAAGCGTTTATACCACAATGCACCATACCTTTTAAAAACCAAAGGAACTGAGCGTGGATTAAAAGCATTAATTGCTACATATGGTATTCCAGAATCTGTACTTCACGTAAAAGAATATGGGGGACCTTTACAAGACAAAACAGGATTTAGAACTTTCTCTTATCAAAAGGAAAGTCGAATGATAAGTCAGAATACCAATGCGGGTATAGTCCGCCATGATTTAATCCCAAATACTACTAAAACCCTTCAAGTTAGATTTAAACCATCAAAGCAATTACCTTCAGCTTTTAATCTTATATCTATATCTCCTGATTCAAGTGCTAATGATATAGTAATTGGTATTTCTCAAAGTATAGATACCTCTAAACTAAACTCAGGATCATTTGCTCATTTAGTTATTGCATCAGGTTCACTAGCTGACTCATCAGCTGGTAGAATCAAAGCTATTTCTAGTAGTTTATTAGGACCTATCTTTAATGGTGATGTATGGAATTTATCAGTTAGATTAAATAGTGGATCTACAGAAGGTAACACAGTTGAAGCGTTTGCTACCAATACTACATTTAATAAAAATACTTATGTTTTATCTTGTAGTATAGCAGTACCTAATTTCTTTACAGATTTAGGAGCTGCTGATACCACAGCAATAATAGGTAATAGTTTTCCTATAGGAAATGATACAAACTTTGGTACGTTGATAAATCCATTTAGAGGTAGCATGCACGAATATAGAGCATGGAATGAAAAACTAACTAAAGATACTATAGTTACACAATCACTATCCCCATTTAATTATAATGGTAATACTATAAGCTCAAGTTATGAAGCTTTATACGTAAGATTATCATTAGGATCAAATAATAAAGACATAGTAACAGGTGAACAAAACCAAGCCCCTAATACATCATTTACAGAAACTGCTAACGTTGTAGGATTCCGCGTGACTTCTATAGAAGAAACTCACCACCTAACAACACCTGACACAGTAGGTTCAGGGATGGTTTCAGACAAAGTAAGAATTGATAACGGAACGTTTGATGATAATTTCTTAGATCCATTTATTTCAGTTGAAACATCACCACAAGATAGACAACCCCTTGATTACTCAGATGTAGGGGTATTTTTCTCACCAACTTTTGAAATTAATGAGGATATTATATATACATTAGGTGGATTTAGATTAGATGATTATATTGGTGACCCTAAAGATTTTACTTCAGGTAGCTATCCTGATTTAAAAACCATTAAAGATACCTATTTTCAGAAAGTAGATAAAAAATATAATTTCCAAGATTACATAAGAACAATACAATTCTTTGATCACACTTTATTTAAAATGATTAAAGACTTTACACCTGCAAAAGCTAATCTTAAAACTGGTTTAGTAATTGAATCACATTATTTGGAGAGGGCAAAAATTGGTGGTACAAATATTGATTATGAACAAAAAACGGAACATTTAGCTTCATATAAAGTCTCAGGCTCCTTAAATAATTCTACATTAGAAACTGAACACAGTGTAGTTATTGATATATATGATGATTATATTTTAAGCGGTAGTCAAACAACTGCAACTGAAAATGTAGCACAAACAAATAAAATTAGTAGAAAACTATCATTAGCATAATGTCTATACCAAATCCTATATCCCAATCGAATCAATATGAATTTAACGACTCAGTTTTGACTACTCACGGCTGGAATTCATCACGTTATAAAGGGAAACAACTATCAAGTGCCAAAATTAATGAATATACTGCTGGAGATACTACTTTTTCACATACTCCCGTAGTAAGTAATTTTACTAGAAACATTTACATAGGAAGTAGAGTTCTTGGTATGAGAGAACCAGGATTAGGAAATGCAACTGATGGTACTCTAACACCTTTTCCAGGTTTTTCTTATGTAACGGTAGATGATTATATAACGGTTAATTCTGATGATAGTATTACAAGACGTAGTATTAGAAGTGGTAGAGGGGAAGAGGGTGAATTAAATGCTAAAAAAGGCTTTTACCAAGCGTGGTATCAGGATTTCCCTATAGGGACTAATGTTGAAGTAAGACCTCTAGATACAAAACTAGCCCAAAGTTTAGCCCCTAGATACAATATATTTAATAATAGTGGGCAACTTCAAAAAATATTATTAGTAACACAAAATAAAGCAGCATACTCAGACGTGGGAGCATTGGAATATGACTCAGGATCATATTACGCAGCGTCATACAACACTTCATCAAAAATATTTGACTACTGTTCTGGAAGTGGAAACCCTAATGGAACTGACATAGGTGGTGAATTTAGTGTATTCAATAATTTATTATTAGTAACTAATTTCTTCACAGGCTCATTAATAGCTGCCCCACAAGGAGTAAATAGCTCCGCACCTACCTCAGAGCAAGATCTTGCAATCAACGATGACTATGGTGGTGATGGAGGTGTTACAGACACCGGAGGTGATAATGATGTATCAACAGGTGTTGTAATAGATAGTGATGATAACAGCTCAGAAGATGATGATGGGGGAGGTGGTGCAGGCCCTAATTTTGGTTAATAAAAATAAAATAAAATAAAATAAATCATGGCAGCAACTAATACATTTACACCCTCCGAACGGTTAGGAAAAGACAATATCAATGAATTTTTTGCAGCAGCTATAAGTTATAAGGATAATGCTGTGTGGAAAGGAGATAAAAGATTTTTCATAACATTTTTACCTAATATAAATAACTCAGCAGTAAATTTTGGTAACAGTACTAATCGTAGGGATGTTGTTAATTATAATATAAGAACAAAACTCACAGGAAGTTTCCCTAGTGATGCCTCAGATAAAAATCAATTTAAAACATCAAATCTAGCCGAATTATCAACTGCAGAAATTATATCACACAATGGTAGTGAAAGTCAAATAACTCTTTCTAGCGACTTCCCCCTTAATCAACAATATATAGCTCGACAACATTCTGCAGAATCAATCCATAGTCATACCCCATCTCCACCAATGTTTTCTAGTGGAAGTTGGCTTGTGAGTAAATTAAATGATAATAATCCTTCATTATTAGTTGAATTGAATAGAGACCAACAATTACCTAATGGGACGGGTAATAAAGAATTTATAGTTATACCTGATAATCTTCATCCCTTTGTAAAGGATAATTTAGAGTATTTCCTTATACGAGCTGGTATAAATATTAGTGGAGATGCTTCTCAATACCTAACATTAGATGAAACAAACCGAAATCTTCCTTAAGGAATATATATTTATAAACAAACAAAACAAAAATGGGATATTTAGATAATACAAGCGTTATAGTAGATGCAATTTTAACCAAAAAAGGACGCGAACTTCTTTCAAGACAAGATGGCTCTTTTAACATTACTCAATTTGCTTTAGCAGATGATGAAATTGATTATACATTATATAATGAAAATCATCCAAATGGATCGGCTTTTTATGGTGAAGCAATTGAAGCTCTACCCTTAATTGAAGCTATCCCAAATGAAAATAATATAATGGTATCTAAATTAATCACTCTTAATAGAGGAACTTCCCAAATACCAATATTATCTGTTGATTCACCTATAACAAAAACCAGAAATGAGAATTTTTCAATTACTCCTTCAACTCTTAATTTTGGGAGCGAAACAGAACTTTACTCATTCACAATAGCAGATAGGAGACTTATAAAAAATGGTGCAACAAATGGTGGCGCTGGAGTAGATATCCCATTTACAGGAACAGCTCTATCAGAAACATATGTAGGATCTACATTTACAGGTATGACTTTAGGAGGTATTACATTATTTGGAAGTAATAACGCCCTTGCAACTTCAATTATAGTAGTAGGACTAGACTCAGGAGCTAGAGCAACAATAACTTTAACAGTAACTAAAGTTGCAGGTGGAGATAGTTCAGCACCCTCAAATTCATAATAAATAATGGCAAATTCATATACAATATTCGACACAAATAAAGACCAAGTAAATAGCTTAGACCGAGTTTTTGCTTCAGCATGGTCAGGTAATACTAATGATTTAGGAACGGCTCACTTTTCTTCTAGTACACAATATACAACCGCATCCTCAACTTCTAGTGGAGCATTTTATATGGAAATATTTGATAAAAACCCACAAACAGATGACACATCAGAATCCCAATACTCTATCACATATGGTAGTAAAACAGGATTAGGTGGTTTACAATTTAATGATGGGGCAGGAGCTGAAAATATATCATCAACAAAAGCCATATATAGCCAATATAGAAATTTAGTATTTGGGGGTGATGAGACACAAAATTTCTCATTTAATGGTTATACCCCTGATGATATTTACGTTATTAATGTAAATAGAGCAAGATATAAAAATGCTATAAGATTAGGTAATATAAAACTTCAACTTTCAGGATCTACAAAACTATTAGAACTAACTGATGACTCAGTTACAACTTCTGGTTCAGCAAATGCAATCAGAGCAGGAGTAGGAAGAGAATTTAACTTAGTATCTGGTTCTAATGGTATACGATTAGGAGATAGTAACACATATGTTACTAATAGTGGGTCTTATGGATATGTTTACCCAGATGCTGGGTTTATTGTTTTAAATGCCGATGCGTTAGATGCTACGGTAGCGGATAATGGAATACTTTTAGCCACCGGCATAACTGCTGACACTGCTGAAGCAAACCCTATTAAATTACAAAATGCTCTTCAATTAGGAGGATCATTTATTCTAGATTCTCAGGAAGATATTGCCAGTAAATTCTATTTTTGTAGAGTTATGAATCAAGATTTTAACTACACTACTAATGATTCATTTACAGGTACGGATGGTACTTTAAGTTTTGATTCTATGATTGATAACCCACAAGTATATATTACAACAGTAGGTTTATATAATAATAATCAAGATTTATTAGCAGTTGCTAAATTATCTCAACCTCTACCTAAAAACTTTACAAAAGAAGCTCTTATTAAAGTTAAACTTGATTATTAATAATGCCTGGCGTATTTAAAAAGCTGAATGCAAGTGATGTAAAAATAACACCCTTTGAAGCCCATAAACAGTATAATAATACTGATTTAGCTTCAATAGGTGCTAGTACGGCTTCTTTAGTTTGGGATAATAGAAATAAAAGTGAATTTACCACAGGTAGTAGAAAATATTATCAATTAGATAAACTCTATTATAGAAATTATATTCAAGAAAGAGCTTATCGTTTAGAATTAGATGATGCTACTTACACTACCCAAGAAAGAAGATTATACCAAAGTGCAAGTTTATTAAGTTTATCTCAAAAAACATTTGGTTCAGAAGTTCAACCTAGCACTTTTAACCTTTCTGTTACTAAGAATTCAATACAACGTAATTTTGCAGATGATGGGTTTGGAAATCTTTATGATACTGATTTAGGTAAAGATAATTTTCCAAATGAAGATAATAGGGTATTATATATAGCTCCAGTTAATGGGTTTAAAAGAGCTGACTTAACATTAGACCCTAAAACAGGAAATAGATATGTAAATGCTCCTTTTTCTAATGGCTATTCAAAAACTAATTATGATGACTCATACTTCCAAAATATAGTCACTTTTAAAAATAGTTCATTTAAAAATTACTTAGCACCATCATTTAACACTCATGGAATAGGAAAACATAGTACTCTTGTTGCTTCATCATCAAGAGTTAGAATACAAAACCGCTCTTATTTAAATTTCAATGATGATGATTTTACTATATGTTTTTATTTCTTCCCTTCAACAGCTTTAACTACCCTCCATAATGAAATAACAGGAAGTGGTAATGAATGTTATATTTTATCTAAAGAAGGTGCCCAAAGCTCTCCTCCATTAGGAAGCGAAGCTGGAGGAGATTATTCTTTAAATACTTCAGGTGCTTTAGATATAACAACAACCCCAAGTAATCCTGCATATCCCTATAGGGTATATATGAAAGATGACCCTACTACAACAGATGTATCTTGTTCTATCTTTTTAGAAAGATTTGATGGGGATAATTTAGCAATAGTTAGTGGTAATTTTTATGTTCCTTCTGATAATGGTAAATCAACCCATATTTTACTCCAGAAAAAAGGAAGTTCTTTAGAAATATATAAAAATGGAACATTAGTAGGAAGTGGCACAGATAATACAACGAAGACATGTCAAAACAAAGCAGACCTTTTTATATTTGATAAACAAAATTCTAATGGCACTTTTTATACTGGTTCCACTAATTGGGGGGCTGATGGAACCTTCAGACCCCATCAATTTCAAATGTGGAATAAATCAATGTCTACAGATGAAATAGCAATGGTCTCAGAGTCATTTACTGGAACTTATCCTGTAGGTAATATATTTTATGATAATGGTTTTGCAGTTTTAACTCACCCTAAACACATGAGTTTATTTGATGGTGGAATCCTAAATACTTTATCGTACAAAAATACTCATCTAATTACTGAAAATGAATACCAGTGCACTATGAATGAAAATGAATTTGAATTCACCCGAAATATTTCAGCTCGTAAAATTACAACTGATGAGAGTGAAGACATAGCTAATTTTGCAACTGGATCCAATTTCAAACCTTATATTACAACAATAGGGTTATATGATGATAATGCTAATTTACTGGTAGTTGGAAAATTAGCCCAACCAGTAAGAGCAAGCAGTGAAACAGACACAACATTTGTTATAAGATACGATACATGATACCAAAAAGTTATGAAGATTTTCCTAAAGGAGCAATTGGATACGTTTACCAAACAACCCATCTCCCAACAGGAAAAAAATATGTAGGCAAAAAATCCCTAATTTACAATATAAAAAGAAAATTAGGTAAAAAAGAATTAGCTCTCCATGAGGGTAAAGGTCGTCCTCCTAAATTTAAAATAGTCCAAAAAGAAAGTGATTGGAAGACTTATTATGGTTCCCATAAATTTATTAAAGAGGAAATTAAAAAAGGCAATCAATCTGATTTTAAAAGAGCAATACTCCAGTATGCTTACTCAAAAAAAGAATTAACTTACTTAGAAAATAAAATACTTTTTACCTTAGCAGTTTTAGAAAATGAAAATTATTTAAATGATAATATTGAAGGAAGATACTTTAAAAAAGATTTTGATTTCTCAGAAGGTATTTGTACATTTAATGTGTGAAGGAAGAACACTTATTATATTTACTTGAAAGTCTTTTAGGAAGGTCAAAAACAGCAAGAGGGGGAGATGAAGCTGTATTTAACTGCCCCAATTGTAATCATAGAAAAAAGAAGCTAACACTTAATAAACTTACTCAAAAATACCAATGTTGGGTTTGTGGTTTTAAAGGTGCAAGAGCACTTCAACTTTTAAAATTTATTAAAGCCCCCTACACTGCTTTTGAAGAACTTAAAGCTATTGATTCTCAATATAATTTTAAGTCAACTACTCAAGCAGTAAAACCAAAAGATCAACTTAAACTTCCTGAGGGATTTATTTCACTCCTTAAAGGAAAGGGATTTATTAGAAATAAAGCACTCAA